ATCAAACACTTGGCAAAAAGTTGTCATGACATTTGATGGCGATACTTCTGGGGTGTTAGATAATGACAATGATGCAAGTCTTGTTGTCCATTGGTGGTTAGCAGCAGGAACCAACTTTACTTCAGGCACATTACCAACCTCTTGGCAATCTGCGGTAACAGCAAATCGTGCTGTCGGTCAGGTAAACGGGATGGCATCCAACAATGATGCGTTCTATCTCACGGGCGTACAATTAGAAATTGGCGATACGGCCACTCCATTCGAGCACCGCTCATATGGAGAAGAGCTTGCGCTCTGTCAACGTTATTATCAATATTACCTAGCAATGTACAATCGTGTAAGCTATACAGGGTATGTGTATCATAGCCAACCTTTTACTACGACTATGCGGGCACAACCAACAATAACTGCTGTACAGCAAGAGCTAGTCAATTCTACTTTTTATGGTACTGCGGCATATGGGCATAATAACTGGAAAATCTATCACTTTGCAAATGCGAGCGACGCCAGATTAAACTATGATTATTACATGGATGCGGAGTTATAAACAATGGACACTTTTAAAATTTCATCAGCACAGTATGTAGAAATCGACAACAACCTCATCTCTATCCGTTCTGTCATAGACGGACAAGAGATGTTTGTTCCACTTGACCTTGCCAACAAACACTATGCAGAAATCATGCGCCAAGTAGATGCTGGCACATTAACCATTGCAGATGCTGATCCAGTACCAGAAGCAGAATAATGAAACAAGTTGATATTTTAGATAATGTTTTGGGTATCGTAGATGACCCTGTGGATGTGGTAACAAAGGATGTTACTCCACCTAAACCAGTACTTGTTCCTAAAACAGAGAACAACGAGGCAGACATTGACAATGATTATAAATATCAACGAGAAAACTTTTATAATTTGATTGAAAGAGGACAGGATGCTATTGATGGTATCCTAGACCTTGCAAGAGAAGGTGAACATCCTAGAGCCTATGAGGTTGCTGGGAACTTGATTAAACAAGTTGCAGATGTTACAGAGAAACTTGGTGACTTGCAAGAAAAAATGAAAAAACTTAAAGAGGTTCCTAACACTGGGCCTAAGAGTGTAACAAATGCATTGTTTGTGGGTTCAACTGCTGAACTGCAAAAGATGTTAAAAGGAAAAGAATAAGATGCCATTAACAAGAGCAAAATTAGTTGGTGTAAAACTAGAGGGTGTCGATGTTCCAGCTGGTACAACCGCTCAAAGAGAATCTACACCCGAAACTGGTACTCTGAGATTTAACACCTCAGATGGACGATTTGAAGGATACACTGGTTCTGCTTGGGCATTGGTTGGCGGCGGTGCAACTGGTGGTGGTGCAGATGAAGTATTCATTGAGAATGATCAGACAGTCACCACAGATTACACAATTACAACAAATAAGAATGCAGTAAGTGCTGGTACAATCACAGTAAACGGTGGTGTGACGGTTACAGTGCCTTCTGGAAGTAGATGGGTGGTGGTATAATGGCTGTCGTAATTAACGGAACAACTGGTATTGATAAAGTTCAAGACGGTTCTATTGGAACTGCTGACTTGGCTGCTGATGCAGTCACTACTGCAAAGGTTGCTGATACAGTAAATCTTGGACGCAGAAATCTTGTTATTAATGGAAGATTTCAATTTTGGCAAAGAGGCACTAGTATTACAGGAAACTCTAGTGCTGCACCCTTTCTTGCAGATAGATTTTTTGTGCAAGATTCTTCACAATTTACTAGTAATATTTCTAGAGATATAGACGTTCCTTCTGGACAAGGATTTATTTTTTCACAAAAAAGAGAATGGACAACCGCACATGATCTATCAAACACTGGTTCATATTCTACGACAGAACATAAAATTGAAAGAAATGATGTGAATCATTTGATGTGTGGAACATCTGATGCTAAACAAGTTACGTTATCATTTTGGGTCAAATCTAGTGTAACTGGCAATCACAGTTTTACAATGCAAATTTTTGCTTCAAGTAGAAGAAGTTATAAAACAACATACAATATTGCAGCAGCTAATACTTGGGAAAAGAAAACTATTACAATTCAAATGGACACCAATTCTGCTGGGGCCTTTAGTGGTGGTGGTGAAACTGCTGGTATCTTTTTACGCTGGGGACATGGTGCTGGATCTCAATATTCAAACAGTAATACTGACGCTTTTGAAACAACAGATACATTTTTTGTAACTGGTTCTGCTGCGCCAGCTTCAGTCACAAATGCAACTTGGTATATCACAGGAATTCAGCTGGAAGTTGGCGACACGGCCACACCCTTTGAATTTTTGCGCCAAGGTGAAGAAGAAGCGCTTTGTCAGCGATACTTTTATGCGTCAGACAATGGGGAAATGAATTGTGTAATGGGAACATCAACTGAAGGTTTGGGTATGGGATCCTTTCCAACAAGAATGAGAGCATCACCAACTGCATATGCTTCTGGAGGAGGAGCAATTACCACTGCTGATATTCGTTATTTTAATGGTAGTGCTACATTTACTACTTTTACCACATGCAGCACAAGTAGACTGGGTATACAATATTTCAGTGTTGTTGGTAGTGGAACACAAGGATTGCCTGTTAGGCCATTTCCTTTATGGTTCGATGCGGAGATATAAAAAATGATTGAAGTAACAATTACAAATGCAGTATATGTCAAAGATACGAATGACACAATACAGTGTGTTAATGCAGAAATTGATGGTGTATTGGTTTCAATTCCTATGGATGAAGATAACCGCCACTATGCAGAAATCATGCGCCAAGTAGAAGCAGGCACATTAACAATTGCAGATGCAGAATAAATAAAAGAAAAATAGGAAGTTAATAAATGAGTAACATTGTCCTACAACCAAATGCGAGTGGAACTGGTAACATTACCATTGCGACTCCTAATACGAATACAGATAGAACTCTGAACATTCCAGATGTTGCAGGCAATTTTGTTACAACTGGTGATACTGGAAGTGTTACAGCAGGAATGGTTGCTGGCATTAACACTTCTGCTCTACCAACTGGTTCTGTGTTACAAGTTGTTCATAATGTTGTAACTGGTCAGGTAAGTAATGGTGGAACATCATATCTTGATACTGGATTAACTGCTACAATTACACCACAGTTTTCAACAAGTAAAATTTTAGTTATTGTTGCACAACCTATGATGTTTAGTATAGCAACAACTTCTCAAAGAGAAGGATATTGGAATATTTGTCGTGGGTCTACCCAACTCATAGAAGGTGGGAGTGCATTTGACTTATCATATGCAAACGAATTTCAAGTTATGGCATTTGGTAATAATCTTAGTTACTTAGATTCTCCCTCTACTACAAGTGCAACTACATATAAAACTCAAATGAAGGTAAGTGGCGGAACATGTGATATTTATGTTGGATATGGAAACACAAGCGGTGCAATGACATTAATGGAGATAGCAGGATGAGAATGGAAGCAATTAAAAGTTTATACCCTTCAGCAATCATATTTCGTGGTGATGATGCTTTTGATTCTGATGATAATCCGATTACTGTAGATGAAACCGCAGTTGCAGAAAAAGTTGCTGAATTAGTTGCTGCTGAACCATTAAAACTTCTTAGAAGAGTTCGCAATGCAAAACTCACAGAAACCGATTGGGTTATCACAATGCACAAGGAACTTGGTACAAACATTCCTGCCGCATGGAAAACATACAGACAAGCATTGAGAGATATTACAGATACATATACATCATTGGATGATGTGGTATGGCCGGAGAAACCAGAATGAGTACAATTCAAGCAAATGCAATTCTAGATGCCTCTGGTGGCAATACGACAACCATTAACGGTGTTACTCCTAATACTGATTCAGTAAGAGGACGCAATATTATCATCAATGGCGCTATGCAAGTGGCTCAGAGAGGCACTTCTGCAAACATTACTGCTGCTGGGTATCATACTATTGATCGCTGGCAAACTGTTGCTAACTCATCAATATCATACGATGTTACAATGTCACAAGATAGTGATGCTCCAGCTGATTTTCAATATTCTTTGAAAGTGTTGACTAATACAGCACAAACTCCAACTGGTGGTCAGAACTACAGTTTACGTTATACGATTGAAGCACAAAATGTAAAACATTTTAATTATGGAACTTCTGATGCTAAAACATCAACTCTTTCTTTTTGGGTAAAATCTAATAAAACAGGAACATATAGTCTCCAAGCATATTCTTTTAATAGTAGTGGAAATATTTCTTATTTAACATCATATACAATTAATTCTGCTAACACATGGGAACATAAGACAATTACCATATCTGCAAACACTTTACGTTCTATCGACTCTACAACTTCAGCTGGAATAATGTTTGATTTTGGTTTAGCTTGTGGGCCTGATGATGAAGTTGCTGCATATGATTGGACTGTTCAAGCAGCAGCAAGAAATGTAACTGGACAAGTAAACCTTTTG